TTGCGATTACAAAAATGTCAAAGAACTAAATTATAAACAATTGAAAATCAGCTGGGACTAAGTGCCCAGCAGTGATTATGATTAAACATTCGTATTCAATTTTATTTCTTTACCACAATGAGGACAACGTATCACTCCCTCTTTGGGTTTATCAAAGAGTTCTGTAACAGGCACACCTAAAGCGGTGGCGATCTCCTCCAGTCGGCTTATGTTAGGATTTCCATTAAGAGATTTGGATAGTCCCACTTCTGTAATACCTATCATGCTTGCAAGGTCTTTAAGCATTATACCTTTCTCTCTGCAAATTTCTTTTATTCTAAAATTCATAATTAAACGATTTGTTTATGTCGCAAATATAGTCAAAAACTATAAACTGTATAAGAATATTAGTAAAATAATACTATTAGTTTAAATATTAACATATATTAAGTGCATTTCTATTGCTAATAATTAAACTGTCTGTATATTTGCGGCGTAATAATTAAACAGATAGTATAATTCTAAATACACACGATTATGAAGACATTAAACGAAGAAATCCAAGAGATCAAAAACATGAAAGGTTCTAAGGCTGTAAAGAAAGAGGCTTTTATCAAGTTAGGTTTGAGAAAGTATGAGATTGAACTTCTGCTTTCTGAACTGCCTAAACCTGTCAGAGAGGTACACAAGTTTACTTTTGGTGTTGAAATCGAATGTCTGGTAGCTGCCAGCCTTATGAGAGAAAGCGCAATGAGAAACGAAATGCCTTTTCAGTATGAGGGCTACAACCACGTTGACAACAACCACTATTATAAGTTCGTATCAGATTCATCTATCAGAGGCGAAAATCCAATCGAATGTGTCTCGCCGGTTCTCACAGGTAAGGCAGGTATGAAAAGCCTAGAAAACTGCTGTAAGGCTTTAAATGAGGCTGGTGCGCAAGTGAATATATCTACTGGCTTACATGTTCATATTGGGGCTGCAAATCTGTCTGACGAAGCTTATATCAACGTATTCAAGAACTATCAAAAGTTAGAGAGAGTAATTGATACGTTTATGGCGAGATCAAGGCGTGCCAACAACAGCCAATGGTGCAGAACACTACAAGGTAGAAACTTTATGTGGTGTACGACAAAATCGGATATTTTCGACGCCATGAATGGTGACAGATATTTCAAGGTTAACGCTTGCTCTTATGCTCGCCACAAAACTATCGAGTTCAGACAGCATCAAGGCTCAACAGACTTCGAAAAGATCTCTAACTGGGTAAACTTCTGTGCTAAGCTGGTGGCTTGGTCTAAGAAGAACGTGCTAAGTTCAGAGGTTACTTCAATAGACGAGATACCTTTCTTGACGAAGAAAGAAAAATCATTCTTCAAATCACGTGCTGAGGTTCTTGCATGAGCCTCACACAATTAAAATCAATCAATTATGTGTTGCATTATCTATAAGCCAAAAGGTGTCCAGATGCCGAGTCTGGACACTCTTGCAAAAATCAAGAAGCTAAACCACAACGGTTATGGGTTCGTTTCAACCAATCATTTTCATAAGGGATTGGATTATCGGACATTCTTACGCCACCTGTCAGAGGTTAGTGACGACGAAGATTGCATTCTTCATTTCAGACTGGCCACGAATGGGTCTATATGTAGGGCTAACTGCCACCCGTTCGTCGAGAACGGCGTTTATTTCGCCCACAACGGCGTTTTAAACGTATATCCAGTTGGCGACATGACAGACAGCGAAATCGCTTTCAGAACAATGGTTTATCCTGCCATCAAGAAATACGGATATGGTAGCCAAGAAGTCTATCGTCTTATCAATTCGTTTATCGGATATTCAAAATTCGCCCTCATGTACAGGGGTGAAGTTAGATTGTATGGTGATTATACCAAAATTAATGGTGTGTATTACTCTAATTTAAGATGGTTATGAAATCAATAAACGTAAATGGCTGCAGCGTATGCCAACCCGGTAGTGAGAACTATTGTACCTACACTACCAAATTAAGAGGCAAAAAAGTAAAAATGTATCAATACGATTATAAAGCAGATTCAGGTGAGTTGTTTTCTTGCTGTGCCCCAACGCTGGAAAAGTGCAGGGAGAAACGTGACATGTGGATGAAAAGCAAACATTTGGCATAATGTTTCGTATATATTGAATTGTTATTGAAAATTGTCTTCATAATGAGGTATCTTTGTACAGATACCATCGCGGGTTAGAGAAAAAGACATCTCGCTACTTTGACTTGGTAGAGACAGGTGGGGCGGTACCACCACCCGCAACTAATTTTAAAACTTACACGATTATGGAAATACTTACTCTTATTATCAAACAGAAGTTCTTTGACGAGATCTTATCGGGCAAGAAGAAACAAGAATTCAGAGAAATCAGACCCAACACACAGAAGAAATACTGCCAGATGGACGCTGAAGGCTATTGTGTCGAGAAAGACGGCGAACTACAGCCTAAACACTATGATGCCATCCAGTTCTTTGTAGGTTACAACAAAGATCGGGCTAGTGCACTGGTCGAAGTCAAAGACGCAAAGATCGAGCTGTTTGAGGACGAGAACCACAATTTGATAGAATACAAATACCAAGGTGAAACATACCTGGCTGCACAGGTTGTTTATGACCTTGGCAGAGTGATTGAAAAGAATGTCTAACTATTAATTTTTAGCTGAGTCAGAGTAAACAGAAGCACTTATTCCACTGGAGGCTACCGAGGTGGCCGTAGAGGTTTGACAACCGAAACAGGTGGCTTGTCGCAGAACGGCCGTTTCATCAACCGCCGTCAGCAGTATTACAACGTACGTGTAGGATTGGGTATGTCCGGTGGCTGATATGACGCTACAAGAAAAGACATACGGCAGCATTGACCGCATTCGTGAGAAAACGGATGCGGCTTTGCTGTTTCTATCCTTGGGTAAGGATTCTTTGGTCTTACTGGACATGATCTATCCGAAGTTTGACCGGATTGTATGTGTGTTCATGTACTTTGTCAAAGGTTTAGAGCACATCGAACGATGGATCGGATGGCTAAAAGCCAAATATCCGAAGATAGAGTTTGTCCAGGTGCCCCACTGGAACCTTACCTATATTCTTCGTGGAGGCTTGTATTGCGTGCCCAATCCAAAAGTAAAGTTATTGAAACTGGCTGATGTGGTGAAGGCAATGCAGCTCAGATATGGACTTTATTACACGTTCTTGGGCATGAAGAAGGCCGACGGCATGAACCGCCGTCTGATGCTGAAAGGTTATGAAGCCAACGGGTACGAGAATAATGGCATGTGTTACCCTTTGGCCGACTGGACGCAGAAAGACATCCTGTCCTACATGAGGCAGAACGGTCTGCCAGATCCAGTGAGGTATTCGCTAAAAGCCAGTTCGGGCGTAGGATTCAATCTGGATTGCATGTTATGGCTGGAGAAGAACTACCCGCAGGATTTGCAGAGAATTTACAAAGTGTTCCCGATGGCTGAGAGAATACTTTGGGAACATAAACAAAAGCAATAGATATGGAACTGAGCAAATACATAAAGAGTGAATCGGTGGAACTTAATCGTTCCGCCATTCACTTTGCAGATTATAATCCCCGGAAACTGTCTGAGGAGTCCCGTAAGACGTTGAAGCGGGGTATCAAAAAGTTCGGTCTGGTTGGTGGTATCGTGGTCAATAAGCGGACCGGACTTACTGTCGTGTCCGGTCATCAGCGTTTGAGTGTGATGGATGAGCTTCAGAAGTTTCCTGAGCATGATTACAGACTCCGTGTCGATGTCATTGACGTGGATGAGAAGCAGGAGAAAGAGTTGAATGTCCTGATGAACAATCCAAATGCACAGGGATCTTGGGACTATGACGCTTTGGCTCGTTTGGTTCCCGATATTGATTACCAGGATGCCGGTCTGACTGCCGCCGATCTGAATATGATTGGCTGTGATTTCCTTCTCCAAACAGAGGAAGAAGAATCTATTGCGAACGCACTGGAGAATATGATGGCACCGGTAACAGAACAGAAAGAAGCTGAAAAGGCCGCCAAGCAAATGGAAAGAGCCGAGAAGGTAGCTCACATGAAGGAAGTCAAGCAGCAGGTGAAAGATGCAGCCCAGAAGCAGGCACAAGATATGGATGCTTACTTAATGCTTTCCTTCGATACGTTTGAAGCAAAGGCTGCCTTCTGTGAAAGATTTGGCTATGATCCATATTCCAAGTTTATCAAGGGTGAGGTATTCGATGAACAGGTAGAAAGAATTGAATGATATGGCTAATCGTGAATCTCGAAATATGAAATCCAACAGGGGAAGGAAACCTAAGTTTGACTACACGGGTGAGGAATTCCTTTCCCAAGTGGAGACGTATGCCAAGAAGGGATTCACTGACCGGGAAATCGCTTTTGCGCTCGGACTTGGACCGCAAACCTTTTGTGAGAAGAAAAGTCAATACAGAGAATTGTCGGAAGTATTAGCGCGTGGGCGTGCGACCATCACTGCCGCTGTGCGTGCTAAGTTCCTTGCTATGGCCTTGGGAGGTATTAAGACCAAGAGTACCGTAGTGAGAAAACTGAAGGATAAGGACGGGAACCTGACCGGAGAAGAAGAACTTCAGGTGAGTGAAAGCGAGCTGGCTCCGAACCTTCAGGCGATGTCTGTCTGGCTATATCACCATGACGAAGAGTGGAGAAAGGTTGAGCGTCGGCAGGATGAAGAAAGCGACCTTCATCGTGAGAATGGTATCGATATAGACAAATGGATGGAGGAGAACGAGAGTGAAGATTAAACCCCAGAAGATATATGCACCGCTCTACCACAACAAGGACAAATTCATCATTCTTGTAACCGGAGGACGTGGAAGCGGTAAGTCGTTCAATGTATCTACGTTCATTGAGCGATTACTTTTTGAGGTACGTCACCCGTCACCAGAAAAGAGAATTGTCCATCAGATACTTTATACCCGATACACGATGGTTTCTGCCCACATATCCGTCATCCCTGAGTTTATGGAGAAGGTGGATCTGGATGGCCACTCCAAGTATTTCCGAAGCACCAAGACTGACGTGAAGAATCTTCGCAGTGGCGGGTGTGTCATGTTCCGAGGCATCAAGACATCATCAGGTGTGCAGACTGCCAAGCTGAAATCTATTCACGGTATTACTACTTTCGTAGTAGATGAAGCCGAGGAATGGGTATCGGAAAAGGAGTTTGAAACCATCATGCTTTCCATCCGGCAAAAAGGAATCCAGAACCGAATTATTATTGTGATGAACCCTACTGACTCGAACCACTGGGTCTATAAGCGTTTTATCGAGAACACCCACAAGCTGGTGGAGATTGACGGTGTACAGGTGCAGATTTCCACCCATCCGAATGTCCTTCATATCCATACCACCTATTTCGATAACATCGAGAATCTTTCCCCTGAGTTCCTGAATGAAGTCAAGGAAATGAAGGAAAAGAATCCTGAGAAGTATGCCCACACCGTTATCGGCCGATGGGCAGATGTGGCCGAGGGTGCCGTGTTCAAAAAGTGGGGCATTGTGGATGAGTTCCCGATGTGGTGCAAGAAGGTCGGAATCGGATTGGATTTTGGTTATACTAATGACCCCACAGCAGCTATTCGATGTGGAATCATAGACAATGCGTTGTATCTGGACGAGGTGGATTATAGAACCGGGCTGCTTTCCGGCGACATCATAAAAGTCTTGCGCTCTTGGAATTTGAGAGTGATTGCTGACAGTGCGGACCCGCGACTCATTCAGGAAATCCACAATGGAGGTATCAAAATCTATCCGGTAGAGAAGGGGAGTGGTTCTATTAATGCCGGTATCGACAAAATGCAAGGCATGGAAATCTTTATAACAAAACGTTCTTATAATCTTCAACGAGAGTTTAGAAATTATGTCTGGGCAAAAGATAAGGACGGAAACTATATCAACGAGCCGGAAGACCATGATAATCATGGCATCGACGCTGCTCGTTATTATGTACTGGGTGAATTGCTTGGCAGGATTATGAAACCCAAAGATGTTTCAGGAATATTTGGACATTAAATTTTAGTATATGAGAACCTTAGAAGAGATATTAGCTATACCCGAAGTAGAGAGAAAAATCTACTATCTGAAGAAAGGCCGAAAGACAGAGCTTCCCAATGCTCATGCTCTTTACAACGACTGGAATCCAAACAAACACGAGATAGTGACTGATGAGGAGAAATACCCGAAAATCAAAATCACAACCCAGCCAGAGAAACGGATTACAGACCCGACAACCGGTAAAGAGTATGTTGAACCCGCAGTAAAGAAAGAAGTTGAGCCGAATCGGATTGCGTTACCTATTGAGCAGGACATCGTAAACCTTCAGACAGCTTTCACTGTTGGGACAGAACCCGTACTTGATTGCCAGCCGGATGAATCTGAGGAAAGCCTTCTTTCAGCCTTGAAGCAGGTGTTTAAGAAGAACAAGTTGAAGTATCAGAATAAGAAAGTTGTCCGTGCATGGTTGGCCGAGCAGGAAGTAGCTGAGTACTGGTATGTGGTGAAAGATGATGGCTTTTGGGCAAAACTCAAAAGAAAGATTTCAGGAATCTTTGGTAAATCCAAACCTGAGTATCGCCTAAAGAGTGCTATCTGGTCTCCGTTCCGGGGTGATAAGCTCTACCCATTTTTCAATGACAACGGGGATTTGGTAGCCCTTTCTCGTGAGTACAAGAAGAAAGACCTGGACGATGTTGAGATAACTTGCTTCATGACCATTACCAAGGATATGGTTTACCAGTGGGAACTGACGAGCAACTGGACAGACAAAGGATCGTTTTCTCATGGATTCAAGAAGATGCCGGTGATTTATATGTACCGTCCGGAAGCGTACTGCGAGAAGATAAAGAGCATGCGCGTCCGGCTGGAGAAACTTCTTTCAAACTATGCGGACTGCATTGACTATCATTTCTTTCCGATCCTCATGCTGTTCGGTGATGTACAAAACTTTTCCGGTGAGTTCAAAAATAGGGTAGTGGAACTTACAGGTCAGGGAGCAAATGCCCAGTACCTTACCTGGTCACAAGTCCCGGATACAGTTAAATTCGAGGTGGAAACTCTGTTAAGTCAGATTTACGGGCTGACCAATACGCCACGAATATCTTTTGACTCCCTGAAAGGAACCGGTAATGCGGTTTCCGGTGTTACCTTTGACTATGTGTTCATGTCCACCCATCTGAATGTGGAGAATCTGAATGAAACTGTCGGTGAGTTCATGCAGCGACGGGTGAACTTCCTTGTCTCCGCCTTAGGTTCAGTGAACACTACTCTTGAAGAAGCCTCCGAGACCATTGACGTGGATGTACAGATGCAGCCCTATCGACTGGAGGATATCAAGGACAAGATAGATACCGCCATCAAGGCCAAAGACGGTGAAATCTGGTCTCAGCAGCGTGCTATTACCTTTGTGGGGAATGTAGATTCCGTTTTGGACGAGATTGAAGCCATCAAGGAAGAGCAGGCAGAGAAGCAAAAGAAGGACATCGAGAATCAGAAACAGCTTTCCTCTCTCAAAAGTTCCAGTAACAAATCTGAAGAATAGGACAACTCATTCAGAAAAATTACGAGAGTTATACAAAATATACTGATAAAAATCTAAAATATAGACTAATTTAATAGCGATGCCTTTCAAGGTGTCGCTATTTTCTTTATCATAGTAAAAACATGAATACTTTTTTGATATTATTCGTTATTTTACTATATTTGCATCGTAATTAAGTCTTAAACGCTATGAGCTACAAATCAGTTAAAGACGTTGTAACGCTGCTTACTGAAAATGGCTTTTGGTTCGTGAGGCAGAAAGGCAGTCACATGGTTTACACCGATGGCAGCCATGTAGTGATTGTCCCAGACCACGGCAAGAAAGGCGTTGAGAAAGGCACTTATTACAACATTCTGAGGCAAGCGGGGCTTAAATAAGCCCCCTCCTCTTTTGTTTAATAATAAAAGGAGGTATGTATGAAAACCGTTGAAGTGATTGTAGAACATGCTGGGAATAATCTGAGTGCCTATATTGAAGGTGCTCCGGTGATAACTGTTGGCAACGACGTGAAGGAAATCGAGAAGAACATGAAGGAAGCTGTTGATCTTTATCTGGAGTCATGCAAGGAGATGAACATCGCTCCGGTGGAAGTATTACAGGGAGAGTTTACCTTGAAGTTCAAGATAGATGCCGCCACCTTCATCAACTATTACAGTAGTATCTTTACAAAGGCTGCTTTGAGCCGGATAACCGGAATCAATGAACGCCAGTTGTGGCATTATGCGGCTGGAGTACACAAACCACGCAAACAGCAATTGGAGAAGATTCAGAAGGGTATTAATGCGTTGACAGAGGAATTGGCAGCTATAAATTTGTTGTAGGATATTTATTTTGATGTTTTCAGCGTGATTACCCCAGTAGTCACGCTTTCTTTTTGCCTAAAAACAAACATTCTCCCAATTGTTTCGTATCATTATCCTTAAAATTTCCCCTTCCCTTTCTCTATAAGTAAATTTACCGTATGAAATTATTAATCAAACTCATACGGTATGACAATCTTTGAACAAATCTTGGCAGGACTGCAACAGAAGTTTTCTGGGGTGGACACTGCTACACTTACCCGTATCGCCACCAAAAAGGCTGAGGGTGTAACGGACGAAACGAAGGTAAACTCCATCGTTGAGGGTATCTCTTTTCAGGACGTGATGCAAAACTATGGTGATTTCCGTGCAGGACAAGCGCAGACTTCCGCAGTTACCAACTACGAGAAGAAGCATGGACTGAAAGACGGAAAGCCAATCGAGGAACCGGAAGAAAAGAAAGACGAAAAGAAGGATGAGAAAAAAGACGAAGTTCCTGCATGGGCCCAGGCTTTGATTGATTCCAACAAGACTCTTTCTGAAAAGCTGTCTGCTTATGAATCAGAGAAAGCGCAGGCGCAGCGCAATTCTCAGATCTCGGCAACGGCCAAGAAGTACGGTATTCCCGAATTCATGCTGAAAGACCGCAATATTCCTGAGAACACGGACTTGGACACTTACTTCAAGGACATGAAGCAGGATATGTCTAACAGCGGATTTCAGTTCGCTAAAGCGCCTGAAACTGCCGAACAGAAGCAGGAGCAGGAAGCAAGCGAGTTCGCTAAAATGATTGAGGCGGACACAAAATCTATTGTCGAACAACAAAACAAGTAATTTATGGCAGCAGGATTTAAGTACAACATTGAGCCTGAACCGTCTGTAGAGGAACGTTACGACGTGGAGACCGGACGCAGACGCAGAGGCCCATACAAGCTGGACACAACCAACCTTGTCGCTGGTTCGTTCCTCCCATCCTTCACGCCGATTGCCGCCGATCTGGTAAAGAAAACCGCCCAAGTGGCCATCCGTGTGGAAGTCTATGAAAAGTTTACAACCGGTTCTAATACCACGTTGAAAATCAAAAAGAACTCTTTGGCTTATGCCGGCATGCACATCGGGAATGGTGCGCATGGTGCAACTATCAGTTCAATTGATAAAAGTGACAAGGCTTTCGATAAGCTTACTTTGGGAGCCGATTTCGGGGCTACGCTTGAAGCTGGAACCGTACTTTTTGAAGCAAGTGCAGCAGCCGGAACTACACCTAAGGTCATCGCCAATTCAGCTTTATATGAACGTGCAAAGGTGGAGGAAGGCATCACCCTTGTAGCCTTGCTCATGCGGGCGTTTGAGATTGAACCCACTAAGTTGGCTATGCCTTTCCACGCGAAGGACAAGGAGAACATGAAATTTTTCCAGTTTAACGAATAAGAAAGGAGGACTAAGATATGATGCTAACTATCTATACCCTGTTTAACGATCCTAACATCGTTAACGCCGTTATCCAGCGCGTCCTTCAGACCCGTAAGGATACAATCTACTGGCAGCAGTACCTGGACTTCCGCAGAACGACCACCCGCGTATTCAAAGACTATATCGGCCAAGTTACGGGCGTGATGGCCGGTTCCATCAATTCGCGCTATGGAGAGAAGCCAATCCGTGAACGCCGGAACATCGGTTCGGGATATGGTGAGATTGCCTATTTGGGTGACCGCTATCAGATTTCCATCGACCGTTTGTCCGAACTTCAGGACTTGGTGGACAAGTTCAATGCGGCCAAGACCGCCGACCAAGTTGCCGCCATGCAGGACATCGTGAACTTCATCTACGATGACTATCGCCAAGTGCTTCTTGCCGCTCACAAGCGAATGGACATCGTTGTAGGTTCTTTGTTGATGACTGGTAAGGCTCAAGTGAAGAACAAGGACGACAATGCCGGCGGCATCGACCTTTTGGATATCGAACTTCCATTCAAGTTCATTACGCCCGAAGCTGGTGCGAAGGCTAACTTCATTACCTATCTGCAGCAGCAGATCAATGAGTTGAAAGCCGTTTATGGCAACTTCCCGAAGATGATCATGTCACGAGGAACTTTCGTGAAGAACATCATCGGTTCGAGCGAGTTCGGCGACAAGTTCAAGATGCAGCTCACAGGTAACGAGATGTACATGTCAACCGGATTGATTACTTCCCAGCTGGCCTCTTCTGTATTTACAGGCATCGGTCTTCCGGCTATCGAAATCAAGGAAGACTATGTTTTGGACCAGTCGGGAAAGAACGTTCAGATTTACGCCAACGACCGCATCACCCTGCTCCCACAGGACAAGATCGGTTACATGCGTTTCCACACGCCTTACGAGGCCGTGGATGGTGTACCGGGACGCAACTATAGCCAAGCCGACGGTGACATGCTGATCTCCGGCTATAAGGATGGTAATGGTCGTTATCTGGAATACACTGCCGAGTGGATTCCGCAGATTTCGACCCCGAACCAGATTGTGAACTTCGATTTGACCACCATGAACGCATGACAGTAAACGACTACATATCACAGAAGTTTCAGACCTTCGGCATTAACTTGTCGGAGGCTGACCTTTTGGAGATAAGTCTGTCTTCAGGGATATGCGGAGAATATGAGATAGACCCGTCAAACATCGGATTG